TGGTTGGTCCTGCGACTTCTAACCAAGCAGAAGCCCAATCGCCCCCTAAAGCTGCTAAATTTGGTATAACTCCAGTATTAAGCTTTAGCGCTTTGAACGTTGACTGAAGAGTTGGCGGTGTTATTTCTGCCCAAAAAGAAGTGTTGACGGCATTGTTTACTATTGGAAACGGTTGAACTTCTATTAAAGCGTTTGCTGTTGTGGCTACTGTGTAAGTTTCTGTTGAAATTGCGCCAGTTATTACGAATTTAAATGTATCTGTTGTCACTTCTGTAATCGTTCTTGTTCCACTTGGATAAACTGTTCCAGTTAAGCCTTCAATAATAACAACGTTACCTACGCTTAATCCGTGAGATGAGCTTGTTACTGTTACAGTAGTTAAATTTCTTGATGCGGCGGTGATTTTTTTAGGAAAATATCCTGATTGAGTCGCTACAAAATAACGTGTTAAAATAGCTTTTGGATAATTTGCTACTGCATATGTTTCCGTAGAGGTTCCGCTGACTAAATCGTAAGTAAATGTATTTGACGTTGCCGTTGTTTTTATTGTTTTTAATCCGTTAGCGTTTGTAGTTCCAGTTAACCCAGATATATCTACAACGTTTCCAACAACAAAACCATGATCTGTTTTCGTTGTAATCGTGACGGTCAAAGTTGATCTCGCCGCCGCTGTTATATCACTGGTTTGAAGATATTTTGTAATTTCTTTTCGTACAAATTTATAAGAAGAGTCGAATGTTGGAAAATTTAAATTAGCGAATTCTGTTGGACCCCATGTTACTAAAGTGTTCGTCGGATATTGTACAAAATAATTAGCAGCAGTGTTTACTGAGTTTGTCGATTTAGTTTTTAGTTCAAATTTATTTGGATTATATGATCTATAAGCTAAACCATTTTGAAATGAGAACGCAGTTTCTATTGCAACAGCTCCTTTCTTTGTTGCCGACAGCTCTTTCCAATCGTAAACAATATCAGGATTGTATGTAGATAAATCAGGATTAGATACAGTTTCTCCGTTTGTTGTAACCACAACTTCAACTGGATCTGTCGCAACTTTTCCTGCTGAACTTGTAATGACATTAATATAAGAATTTAATATATTAATAGTTGAGAAAATTTGGCTTTCAGAATCGTTTGCTGATTGATTGGTAGAGAATCCGTCTGCGTTTAAGCCATAAGGAGATGGAGCCTCATCTTCTGAAACTAACTCAGTATAATCATTGATTGGCTTATCAACAGGAGTCATCAACTGTTTTATATCTGTAGCTAATGGATGATGATTTGTGGCTGCGCTAATTTGTGAAGAGCCAATTAACAATCTTCCGTATCCAACAGGAACAGCTTGTCCTTGAGATACGTTGCTAGGCTTGTTACCGAAAAGATAAGATTTGCCGCCAGCAGCTACTTCTTGATTAAAGTCTGGTTTGGGTTGTGGGAATAAAAGAGACATTGCTCCTTGAATGGCTAAACTAACGCCTACGCTGGCCACAACAGATCCTAAAGCGGTCAACGACCCAACCGCAGCTCCAGCTGTAGCTGCTGCACTTCCAGCTGTTACGGATAATCCCATTGCCCCAGCTAAAGCAGGAGCAGCAGCACCAGCAGTTATAGCTACAAGGGCTACGCCAGCAGCTAACATCAATATACCTCCTGAATTACCTCCAGCTCCCCAAACAACAGGAACGATGTGCATTTCCTTTGGAGCTTTTTGAACATCTAACTCTTTAGGATTGCTCAATACTTCATCGTCTATAACAATTCTATATAGCACTCCTTTGATAGCTAATTTTTTAACAGTATGAGCAAAAGTTTTTTTATTCGCGTTAATAGCCGAAAATACTTCTTTTGGAGAGCTAATGTTTAATTTAAAACATTCTCCAAATAAATTACGCAACTCTCCATGTAGATATACGTTAGTCATAGTATTTCTTGAGTATCTCTATATACTCTTTGTTTACATGAGGAACCTTTGGAACGATAAGATTAAATTTTTCTGTTTGTTTGCTATAAATTAAATAAGGAATACATGAATTTTCGCAATTAAATCGGTCAAACTTTGATTCTTCTTCTTCTGTTTTAGGGTGAGTATGGTAAATAGCGGCAAGTTTTCCGCTTTTGATTTGCTTGATAACTTCTAAAGGATGAATCTCAAACACATCGTTTTCGTACACAGCAATGTTCTTTGCTGGTTCAGTTTTGATTTCTCCATCTTCAATACGAACAAACCCACAAACCTCAACATTTGATGCGGCTGCGTGATCAATAATAGATTTCATGGTTATTGTTGAGACATACCGTACTCTTCTGTGCCGGGGAAGCCGCCAAAAGGCAGTCCATCTTGATTTCCAAATCTTAATTTACATCCTTTAATGCTTTTCGAGCACTGATCAGGAATCCAATATTCTTTATTGAAATAAGGATCTTTTGTACTGGTTGATGTATGATTTTTTGAGCAAACAAATACTTTATGAATCGGCTCCCAATTCGGAACAGCGTTAATATCAGATTTAGTTACTTTGATATTATGATTTTCACGATACACATAGTCGCCAACTTTATAATTGTAGTTACTAATCCATTTATCTTTATTCACTAATAGACCAAAACTTGATTCATTAATTCCAATATATTTAGAGATTGCGGAATCTGTTCCAAATCTTTGAGAGCTTGTCAAAGTCGAAGCTTCATCTACATCGTAATAGTATCTAGAAACAGGAACAGCGGCCCATGATGTAACTGCTGGCGGTTTATAGTAAATAGTTAAAGCTCCACCACCTCCTTGATTGTACCATCTAATCAAAACTCTATGATAACCTTCTTTTAAGAAAATAGTTCCATCTGCTTGTGGAGCGGTTGTGTTTTGTGGACCTTCGCCATAATCCCCAGCGATTACATCTCCATCAATAAACAATTCAGCAGCATCGTCAGGATCAACTCCAAGAGAATAACTTCCAGCTTGTCCTTTATCTACTTTAAAGTATCCGAGAAATTCGGTGAATACATACGTATCATTAGTTACGGTTACCGAACTAACTACGGATTCGGAAGAAAATGTGGCGGCTGCAATTTTAGAAGTAAACTCAGAAGAATTTGCTGGAGAAGCTGGATTTCCAGTAGTTGTATAAACTCTTTTTAAAAGACCAGCTCTAAAATCAGTTGCTACAGAAAGCTTTAAATCATTTTCATCAGCAACAGGCGCGCCCATGTAACGGCATCCATTTCCTCTGTAATGAAAAGAACAGTAACGAGACATTACAATTCTTTTCGGAAAATTGACGCCATCAAGTTCAAGTGGAGAAGCCAACTCAAATTCTACAACAGCTTTGCTTTCGCTAGACCGTCTTAAAATAAAGAATACTTGATCTTCTAAGCCAGCTTTTGGATCTGCGCTACCATAAGGATTAGCTCCAAGAGGTTTAGCCGCTGTTGGCGAAAAGTTTTTATCGTCTAGAAATTTAACAAAAGTACGCTTTCTGACTACTTTTGCACCAACTAAGTTGCTATATCTTCTGATCAAGTTAGATACGAAAAAATCTTGATTAGAAACTGCTAGCTTTGGTCTTGGAAGCGAACCATCGCCTTTACTCTCAAATCCAGAGCTTTGAATCGGAAACGGCGCATACTCTTCGCCTTGCCAATAAACAGAACCTTCTATTCCATTAGTGCCGCCATGAATGTAAAGCTTTTCGTCAGGAAAGTTAACGTAATCATAGTAAATGACAAAAAACTCTAACAGCGCGGATGGTTCCAGCGAGAATAGAGCAGTATTGACTTTATGATTAGAATCCCTTGACATTTCCTTTTACCTTTAGATTATATTACACCCATGAGTCAGAAAAACCATATAAAAATAGACTCTTTCAAAATAACTAGAATGTATCTGACCGACATTCCAGAAGTTCTAAAACTCGCTGTATCAGCGCAATCTAAATTTGGAGTTACTTCAACAGTAGCTCCTTCTTTGTTTTTCAGGGAAATCGGCGCTATTCTTCAGAAAAATACTATCAGCTCTTTTGTTTTTAGAGACATGAAAGATAGAGTTTTCGCTGCTTTTATAATAGCACCAATAACAAGCGTATCCGCCGAAATCGCTCATGTATTCGTGGATAGCCAAGTAATGCAAACCTCAGAAATGCAACAAGGATTTAAAGACAAGATAGAAGAACTGAAATACAAAGAAATTGCAGCGAAAGTAATGAAGAGTCGTAAAAGATACGCTATCTACGTTAAATTTTTAAATACTTACGGTTTCAACGAGATAGCGGACGACAATGACGCATATTTAAAACTTATTTATAGAAAAAGTTAAAGTTAATGTAATAATCATAATGATTATGAACAAAATTAAACTATTCATCGTTTCGTTAATTCTAGCTGTTTTGGCTACCAAAGCTCACGCTGGTGTCCCATTTTATCTGGAATCCAAGAACAACACTGCCGCAATCGACTGGAATACTCAAACATATTCCCATGAAGCTCGCGTTGGCGTAGCTTATCCTTGGGTTTATGCCGAAGTTGGCAAAGGTCGTCAATACGTCAACTCCTTTAACAAGGGCGAAAACATGGAGACTTTTGAACTTGGCTCCAAGATTTCAATTAAGAAAGTTGACGTTAAGCTCAAGTTTGAAGGTAGTCATGGAAAGCGGTTGAATTCTAAATTCCCGCAAAAATTCCTTGACACGGGCGGCGAAGTCCGCATTAGATATAACTTCTAATGAAGTTTGACCGTCTCGTAAACCTAGCAAAAAATCTAATTATCTATGACGACACTGGAATCCGGTGTCGTCATTTTGCTTTTATACTGCACAAGAATCGTGTCGTTTCTATTGGGAGAAACTCAAAGAAGTCTCATCCAATCAATAGAAAGTACGGTTATTTTGAAGGAAGCGGCATTCATGCCGAAGCGTGCGCCGTCATTAAATCTGGCAAGGTAGATCACTCAAAAAATATTTTAGTTACATTTCGTATTGACAGAAACGAAAAAGTAGCTATGGGTAAACCTTGCAAGCACTGCCAAAAGCTTTTGGGCGATGTAATTTTCAAAGAAATTTACTACTCAAACGAAGAAGGCGAATTCACAAAATTTAATGAAAATCTTAATCATCGAAAGCACAAGCAAGAGAAAGCCGCTGTCAAATGAGTTTGACGATACCTCAATCGTTCATTGCCGTAACAGCTTGATTCTGGCCGAGGCACTCGGCGCAGACTTATTGGATGGCGAATACAAACTACCACAAATCTTAGCCAACCAGTACGACATAATCATTTGCGCGTACGCTTCGCCGTATATGCCGCACGTTCCTTACCGCGAGATTCTGACGAAGAATCCAAACGCGAGGTACGTTTGGCTTGTTAACGACCATGACATTGAAGACAATCAGCTTCTTCGCTATGGCGTAATCAATCATGGATTAAAGTATGACATGATCTGCAATAATCCTCGTAGCGGTTATCGCCACTGGATTCTCAACAAGAACATTGCGGGGAAAAAGCTGAACGACTTTATCGTTGAATGGCTAACCGTTAATCTCAATTCTTTGATTATGGATACGCGCAATCCTACAAATCCTCAAGACAAAGAAGGAATCGTTTATTACGGTACATATCGTAAGCATCGCCAAATCTCTTTCGAGAAGTTCTTGACGGAAGGCGTGCATCTTTCTTGCTCGCCAAAGAACGTTAAGAAGTTTCAAGCAATCAACTGTAATTGTACTTTCGTCGATAAACTTTCGTGGAAGAAAAACGAAGAAGATTTGCGCAAATATAAATACT